AAAGAGCTGCGCCAAAGGCACATTAGCAATACCAGGATTTTCAATCTGAGCATTAACAAACTTCTCAAACTGAGGACCAGACATAGCCTTGCCAGAAAACTTCTTCTTCGGAGGCTCAGTCAACGTTTTCATCAATGAAGCAATACCACCACGCAACTTAACACGCTTGCCATCCGGCATCTTTACTGTCTTATTAGTAATCTGCTTCCGCAACGCAGACAGCACATCACCAGCAGTATCTGCACCTGCCAAAGGAGACGCCAACGTTTCCTCCAACTTTTTACTTAAAGTAGCGGCAGGCAAAGTATCTACACCGTCGGCAACCTTAGCCACAGCAGTAGCAGGAGCCGCAGGCAAACCAGCGGACTCCGACACCTTCTGCAAAGCATTACTCTCAGCAGCCTGCTTGCGGGCTTGAACAACCTCATCAGCCTGCCGTGTCGGAACAGCGGGAGCCCGTTCTGTAGCCTTAACAATTTGATTAACAACAGACGGGTTATCTACCGACAGGCGCTCAATACCGTTAAGCGCTGGCAACTGAGTAGCCTCAGGTACCTTCTGCACACCACGAGCAGCATCCGCCACATCATCCGCAGCCTTAACCGCAGCAGAAGTACCACGAGTTGCAACCTTAGCTACACCAACACCAGGAATCCACGTAAGAGGGTCAGCAAAAATATCAAGCGCCAAACCAAGGCTTGCCTTACCTATAGGATCAACATTGTCCGGCACATCTACATAATCAGGATTGTTACGGTTAGCAACATCAGAAATTCTTTCAATCGTGCCCTCATACGTTTCACGATTTTCGGGGTCTTTAGTTAACAAACCACGATAAGGAGCCGACAGGTTTTTAAGATATGTGCTACCAATATCTTTCCACGCAGCACCCGTCTGACCCGTAGCAAACTGACGCTGAATACGGTCAACATCGTCCGGCAAATCTAAAGCAGCTTTAACCGTCTCAGTTCCCAAATAAACACCACGGTTAAGAACGTCGACAATTTCCGCTAACCAACCACGGTTAGCCTCGCCACCCGTAGTGGAAGACTTAACACCAGGATTTGCGCCACTAAAACGCATCCCAATAGGTGTATCGGTTTGACGGCTCTTAAGATACTCCGTAAAGGCGTCTTTAGGTTCTTCAGCCACCTTTACTCCTTACTGTGCAGTGTCGCCGTACCCTAATCTTACAGCCTCGGCCTGCAATCTAGGCCCTAATTGACCGCGCAACGCATCCAACATAGCAGCATCATAAGCGTTCTGTCGACGTTCCTGATCGCTGCCACCTACAAATACACTATCAATGTAATAGTTGTAAGCATCACTAAAAGCAGCCTGATCAGCCTGCTCCACATCAAACTGGAACTTAGCCTGAGCCTCATAATCTACAGGCTCAGCCGGAGGATTAATCATCTGCTCCAACTGCAAAATCTGCGCAGCTGTCGACAAAGGATCGAACCTGGCCCTGTCCTGGGCTTCCATCAACAAAGACTCAGCACCCTGACGCTGCAACGCACGCAAAATAGCTGCCTGCTGCTCAGTACCCTGCTGCTGTCCAACCTGAGCCATCTCAGACCCAAACTGCGCACCAGATGCACCATAACGCTCAGCAGCCGCCAAACCACCAGCACGCCCAGCTTCAATCTGCGCCAAAGCCTCAGCCTGCGACAGGGCTTGTGTCGGAAGAACCTGACCAGCAGCCTCTTCGATACCAAGACGCGCCATCTGGTCAGCGGCCTGCTGCTGCGCAGACGTATAAGCATCGGCAATGTTTTGAGCAGCAGAACCATAGCCAGCCTCAATACCGGATGTCGCACCACCATAAATATCTTGAATACGGCCAACGTTTGCAGCAGCCTGCTCACCAAGCTGGCTATACATTGCCTGAATCTGTGCGTTCAGCTGTGCTGCCTGGTCCGCCAATGCTTGCCGGTAACCACTGTAATCAACCTGCGGAGCATACTGACCGGCAAGCGCCAAAATATCTTCTAGGGTACGTCCACTACTAGCAGCTTCCTGAGCCGCGCGGTTGGCATAAACAGCATCCTGCGCTGCACGACCCTGCTGCTGGAAAGCTTCCATTTGAGCCAACCTGTCGGCAACAGAGGTTGTCGGAGTTTGATCAGCAGCCGCAGCAACTCCAGGAGCGCCGACAGAAGGTGGCAAATAAGAAGGGCTGCCATCCGTCATAGTTCCGTAAGCAGAATATCCAGGATAAGAAGCTTGGCTAGTGGCTGCCAAAGAAGCCAAAGTATCAAACGCTGATTTTACATCCTGACCAGCGTCATACCAAGACTGCAGTTGCTTAGAACGGCCCTCTTCAGGTTCACCAGGAAGACGAAAATCAGTTTGAGGCATTTGATTAGACCTAATCTGTAGCCTCGGTTTCTCCATTGCCATTAGAAACCTGCCTGACTTGCTGCCGCGATAGCTGCCCTCATCATTGCGTCACGCTGCGCAGACCCTCTCCGCTCTTCAGCAGTAGCTCTCTGCTGAGCAAGCTCCGTCTCCAAATCTTGCTTATACCTAGTACGGCCAGTTTCCATGCCCTCAAGTTGTTGGTTAAGACGGTTTTGGAATTCTGCAAAATTACGAACAAAGTCGCTAGACCTAAGAGTGCCGCGAGCAGCAAACTCGTCACGGGCAGAACGAGTACCACGAGCTGCCGCACTAAACGGGTCATAAACACCCTCAATATCAAACTCGCCTCGAACTCTTTGAGGCTCAGCACCAGCAGCCAAAGCCTGCACTCCAGGCTGTGCGACTTGCTCGCCGACAGCTCCTATAGGAACAAAACCTTCTTCTGCCCTAAATCCAAGACGGCGCAAACCAGTCAAGTAATCTTGACCATACCGTTGACCGCGAGTCTGCAAACCTGTTTCAAAGTCGCGCAGGGCACGATCAATTGCCGCAATTTGTGCGTTAAAAGAAGCGTCTCGCCAGTCAATAGAACGCGGTTTAGGGGCAGAAATTGTAGGGGCTTGAATATTTTGTGAGCCTCCACCTCTACTTCGGCTTCCTCCACCTCCGCCAGTGTCATTACTTTTAATTGTTGGTGCTTTTAGCTCGTAGCCAGGGTTTCTAACAAAAGTACCTTGTTGTATATTTCCAACACCTTTTTTAGCATAGCTTTGAGCTAAATCAGCTTGCCGAGGATTAGTAATTTTAAATCCAGCAGCTCTTCTTTTTGCAGCATCTAAATCGGCTTGTCTAGGATTTGTAATAGCCATTATTTACCACCACCCATAAGAGCCGTAAGAAACTCGACAACATCAAAACGCTTACGATCAGGACCAAAAAACGCGTCATTAATATCCATAGCAGGACGGTTATACTCCTGCATCTCCTGCGGAGTCAGCTCAGGAATATCATCCATCGTCGGACGATTGTTAGTCATACGCTTCTTTATCGACATAGAACGAGCCTGCTCAGGAGTCATCTGCTTCGGAGAAGGAATACGCCCACCCTTAGCGCGGCCACGAAGCTGTGCAGAATACTTCTTGTCGTTAGGCATCAGTACATCCCCGAAGAAGTCTTACCAGGGCTACCAGAAAGCTTACGCATCATAGCCTTCCTACGCTCCTCATCCTCGTCATACTTAGACTTTTGAGGGGCAAGACGATTACCCATACTCGATTTGTCACGATACATTATGAAAGTCTCTTTCGTATAGCCTTTTGCCTTGCTGCTGCCATATTATCAACAAGATTAGGGTAAGGGCGACCCGCAGCTTTAGCACGACTCTTAGCCTCAGACTTTTGCGCAGAAGTCAAAGACTTCCGCTCACTCTTAGGTTTAGGGTTCTTTGTTTCCCAAGGCTTGCTCACGAGAGCCTCCTCAGCAAAGCATCCCGCCGGGCGGCAGCTTTATTGTCTCTAATAGTATAGCCCGCCCTGTTCCTTACTTTACCAACAGTAGGCATAGGTCGTCCAGTTCCATAATGCTTTTTTCCAGCAGCATACGGGTTAAAACCGCCGCCTCCCTGAGGCACACGGCTAAACTCTGTACGAACACGGTTCACTACGTAATCTCCTTAGACACCGTTTGCTTCGGATTCACGTACGTCATCAATGAAAACAGTCTAACAGGAGCGTCCGCATTAGTACCTGTCGTCTCAAACGACACAGTGAAATAAATCTGTCGGAATCGAAGAGACTTAAGGAACTTAGTAAACACGCGGCGGAACGTCAACGCAGTCTCCGTTACCGATGTCGACACTGCTGCCGCACTAGACGCAGGGTTAAGCCACGTATTCAACAGCGAAGCCTGCCAAGTTTGGCTCAACAAGTTCTGCCACGTTGTCACATAAGACTGAGTAATAGGATACGCCGTACCAACGACAGTGCCCTTAAACCTAGCATCCAAACCCCACCAAAACAGACGCTTGTAAATAGAACTTGCCTGGTAATTAAAGTTCTTCGTTTGAATATTGCACGTCATCGTCTCCGACACGCCACTCACATATTCATCAGTGATCTGCAGCAGCGGGGCTGTACGAGAACCACCAGCAGGTACCGTTGCGTTGCTGTGCGTCAAAACAATAGATTTGTCTTGATCATTGCTCCACGTCGCCATTTTGCACAAAGTACCGTACGTGTCAGAAGACCACGTAGTCCAAGCACGCGTCCGCAAACTGTACACAAACATTTGATCAAAATACGTAAAGACAATACGCCGGTTAAACTCTGACACTGCATACTCGTTGTGAAAACCGGACGTAGCCGTTGAACTAAACGGTGTCTTTACGTTGATCTGTGACGCACGGTTATTACTAAACTCGTACGCTTTATCGTCATACATAAAGTAAATGTAAGACTCAAACTGTGTAATCGCATACCGCGAGTTCAACCCAACTGTCGGCAAAACAGATGATACAACCGCAGCCGCAGGATCGGACGTATACTGCAAACCAAACGTAGAATTAGTGCGAAAAATCAGCAACGTGTTGAAGTACACAACAAGGGCTACAATATTCTGCCCGTCACCAGACCCAATATCAACAAAATCGTTACTCGCTACCCACAAAGACGGGTCAGCTGTCGTTTTAGACCTATACAACCTTGTACCCTGATTTGTGCTGTCTTTACCCTCAGCAACCCACAAACGTCCCTTAAACGACACAATTGTCTCGCCTTTAGGCATGTTCGCGTCAGCTGTAAAACCACCACTTACAGTCCAGTAACCGCCAGGATTAGCGGAACCGACATGCGCTGTCAGCCACGCCTTGTCATCGAACTGTACAAAACCAGCAGCAGCAATCGTGTTAGTAATAAGAGTCCACGAAGTACCATCAAAATAGTACGTACTGCTGCTGTTATCGCTTGCAATTAAATATGACTCCGTTTGTGAAACCTGAAATGTACCAAGAAACTCCATGTCCCCAGTTGTGTCAAGTGGAAAATCGATACCAAGGTCTTGAATAGGTGGACGTGATTTAAGCGAACCGTCAAGGTCCAACTCAAAATTGTTGCAGACGGTAAGTTCGTTGTCTGCGATGGCGGTAGGGTCACTGAACGTGTTGAGGCCACCAACGAAAGGCCCTACCTGTATCGACGTACCCGGCATGGCCTCTCCTAGATAAGCTCGAACGTAATGTTAGTCTCGTATGTCATGCTGGCAGCAATACGCTCGTTTTCGCCCCGTTCGGCAACACTAGAGCTGTACTCTGCCTGCTTGATTGCCATCATTTCGGGGTTTTCGTCCATTTCGTAAGCCTTCATCAAAACAAAGTTCACGATGTCGGTAAAGCACTCGTTAGGAAGTGCGAGCACATCACTGGCGGTAGTGGTTACGTCTGTCGGCTGTGCTGTGTACCTAATCGTCATTGTGTAGTTTTGGATAGGGTTAGGCCAGAAAATTACGTCACCGCCCCAGGAATACCAAAATTGTGGAGCGCCTGTCTCTAACCCTTCAGGGTCTGAGACAGAAATGCTTTCCTCCGCCTGAGAAACAGGAATATTTCCGACACGTCTTCCATCAAGCAGAATAGACGCAACCTGGTCGATCTTAGGTGTTACAGAAGTTAAAGAATATGTGGCAGTACCGCCAGTAACAGGCAACGTTGCTGTCGTCTGCAACACCTGGTTTTGCTTAGAAATATCGACCTGCGCTTCGTTAATCCAACGCACAATATCGTCATTCGTCAGCTGCACACCAGCTTCGTCACCAAATACACGCTTTACAGCGTTATACACATCACCAACTGTTTTACTGGGAGAACTATAGCTCATCGTTCAAACTTCCTGCCATTGTGGGTAAACGTGTGCTTCTTGTTCCGCCCACCAGTAGCCATGAAAGCACCAAACTCTAGTCTATCTTCTAACTCGTCCTCTTGTCTTTTAAACTCCATCAATTTCTTGGCGTTTTCTTCCGCCTCAATACGGGCCAGCACGTTTTCGGCACCGTGACGTACAATATCCCCGTCAAACAACCACGCAATAACTTTGTGCGGTTCTCTCATTTCTTCTTCCGACAGGTAGCGCACAACATACTCTTGCATGTTATCCGGCTTGTCGATGATAGCCCACGGCTTTTGCTGCTCTTCGGGAGTGCTGCGATCCTTGACAGGTATATACACGAGGCTATACGTGTCTTTAAAGTCTTTTAAAATTTGGGCAACACGAATATGATCCTCGCGCACAAATTCGCCAAGGTCTGAGTTATATACCTGTGATGATTGTCCTAATGTACTAAACATACGCCGATTTTATCCTAAATTCCCGCTACCTGGCCCCATGTAAGGCCGTTTTGATTTACCCACTCTGTTCCGTCATACACAAGAAAATCATTGTTTGCAGCACTGGTAATAGTTACGTCATCAATGTCGTGAATGTGAGTGCTGGGTAGGGCGCGAACAACTATACGTCCACTGTTTGCGTCAACACGAGTTACTGCCGCAATTGGCCTGCGCCAAGCAGGTGCGACAGGCTGTGTTTTAGTGAGCACTCCTGGGCTGCTTGCGTCAATGTATAGCAAATCGCCAAGGGCCCACCCCGCATAGTCAGTTTTAATGTGGTCAACCGCACCAAATTGCATAACAAAACCAAAGCCGTCAGCATCAATTTCCTGGTACGTGATACCCACAAGTAAATCCGGCTCGTAACTTCCGTTCGACACAGCTGGGGTAACTGTTACGGTATCGCCTGTGGCTCCCGCAAACATGACCGGAGTGCCTTTAGCTATTGGGGTAGAGCCGGACGAGTTTTTAACCCGAATACCGTGCATCTGACCAACACGCAGATTTACTGCGTCTGGCAGCCCCACAACCAACGTGTCAAAGTCAGCATCCCACGAAATTTCTCCCTCTTCGGGGTCGTGCGCTGCTGCAGTGTCAAAATCAATATAATCAACTTCAGTTAGGTTGCCGACAGCAGAACCGTCAAAACCAACTGTCTGAGTACCACTGTCGTATGTAATAGGCAGTGTAGCTGCGACCACTCCAGTAGGTCCGGGAGGGCCAGCAGGTCCCGTGTCACCAGTATCTCCCTTAGGTCCGACAGGTCCTACACTGGCAGCAAAAACAGTCCCATCAAACAAATACAGCGTGTCGTCAGTGGTGTCAAACCAAATATCACCAGTTGCTGGGTCAGTGGGTTCAACAGTACCGACAGTTACGGTAACACCAGTACCTCCTCCCCCAGCACCATTAACCCACTGACCCGCATCTGCGTCGTAAACGAGCGTTTGCCCATCTTCAACATCAGTAAGAGTTACCGTTAAAATCTGCTTTCCAGCGTTATCGCTGTAAAACTTCCACTCATAATCGGAAAGAGAAAGGCCCTCTGGTAGCGCAGAAACCGCTTGATAGAAGAGAAACTTGTTTTCCATGACACTCCAAAAAGATGATGGCCCAACCCCATTATAGGGGCTGGGCCATCTTTTTACGAAGCTTAGGCTTCAGTAATGTCGTCGATCAGACCGTGGCTGTTACGACGGTCAGTACCAAGCTCGTGGTACTCAACCATGCGAGCGTAGTATGCGTCGTAGTCACCGCTGTTGTCACGAACCTGCTTCCACATCGACCCATCCCGGTCAATGAAGTGCCAGTCTTCGTCACGGTAGTAGGTCAGCGCGTCTTCGTTGATGAACCACTGCTTGTTGAGCGGTGCATCGGGGTCAGCCACGACAGGAATCTCTCCCTGGTCAGTGGTGAACGCGAGACCAGTGAATCCACCAGTGAACTGCTGCGTGTTAACAGTCTGACGCAGCTGCGACAGAAGGTTAAAGTACGCACGGCGAACACCGAGCGACTGCAGAATCAAAGTGGTGGAACCACCCTTGGTGCGGATGCTGTCAACCATGTTAATCATCAGGCTCTCGGACAGGGCACGGAGGGTTCCGCTGTTGTCGTCAACAGTGGCCTTCCACTCAGGCTCAGTCGAGGGGTCGATGTTGTAGAGAGTACCGGAGTCGCTGACAATTGCAGCAAGACCAGTAAGCTCACGGTTACCAGCAGCAGCCACACCAGAGCCCTTACGCACGATGATGTCGCCATCAGCAAGCGCGGTACCAGGAGTGGTGGTGAAGGTGACGGTCCCAGCAGCAACGTCAACGGAGTCGATAACGAGTCCGCTGTTGTCAACAGTGGTTCCGGACTGGGTGTCCACAACAGCGCCAACCTGGAACAGGCGAGCGTCGTAGACGGGGACAGTTGCACCAGTGTTAGCACCGGAAGCGACACCAATGGCACCGTTTCCAGAACCGTAAACCTGGCGGTTCATGTCCTTCTTAAGGTCGTTCTTCAGACCCTCAACCTCGTTGTCCAAAGCCTTGGCAAAAGCCTTAGCGTCGGTGTCAGAGAGGCTAATAGCCTGACCAGTGAGCTGGACACCACCGTATGCGTACTTAAGGTTGACGCGTGCGGCGGCGTGTCCCTGCTGACCAGGAGTCGGCAGAGCTTCGGACTCGAAACGAGAACCGATACCAGCGTTACGACGGGTGTGAATTGGGAAAGTAACATACTTTCCGCCTACCTCGTTGGTGACACCAGAACCACTGCGAGTAATACGCTTCAGAGCGACGATTTCGTCGTTGAGCTGCTCGCGGATACGGCCCTGGTAGACCTCCTTGAGGTAGGAATCAATAGTTGCAAGGGTTGCAGCCATTGTCTTTCCTTTCTGTTTGAAAGGAGATTAAGCCTTATGCGCCTTGCTGGATCGAGCCTGCAATCAAGTTCTGTACATCTTCTCTCGACATTTTACCGAGAGGAGTGTCGGGACTTGCTTGCGGCAAACCACCAGATGTCGGCAACAGCTTTGGGGCTGAATCTCCGGGTCGCGGTACTGCGCGAATTCGGTTAACTGTGTTTTCGACGTACTGTTTAGCAACATCCTCAAGCTTCACAGACTTGCCATCTGTTTGCATTTGGAAAGCTGCTCGCATCAAAACTTCCTGAACGTCCTCTTCAGCAAAGTCAGGATACTGCTTTTTCAGTTCGCCAATTTCCTGTTCAAGAGCTGCATCTGCTTCCTGTTGAATCTTCGTCTGCTCTTGCTGCTCAAAGAACTCCTGAAGTTTCCTTTGTTGTTCTTCAAGCTGAGCTATACGAGGATCGACAGGTGCTTCACCAGTCTCGTTCGCTTCTTCTTCATCAACCGCATCCTGAAGCTCGGCTTCAGTTTCCGGTAGACGACCATTTTCCTTTAGGAACTGTCCCAAAGCGTTGTAAATGGTTTCAGGTTCCGTATCGAGCTTTTGAGCAATTGCAGCATAGCTTTGCAGCTGCTCAGGAGAACCAAGCTCAGAATACTGCTTGAGCTGCTGGTTCAACGACGAGATACGCGATTCAGCGTTCTTGTCAAAGTTCTTAAGGTCATCCTGAATAGCGTGAAAGCTAACAGGGTCTAGTTTTGTACGTACAGACTCCCAAGCGGGGTTAACGCCCGAGGACTCTGCATCGACAGAGGCTTCGGTTGTAGGTTCCGCTGCCTCTACTGGCCCTGAAGATTCCACATCCCCCGTCGGGGCTTCAATCTCTGTACCTGTAGGTTCGTCCATTGTGTACTCCTTAAACGCCGTACCTCCCTGTGAGGCCCTAGCTGAACGGATTTAATTATACGGTATTTAGTTATCAATCACACACTTTATTAGGAAAGTGCGTGAATCGCGTACGTCAGGTCGTTGTAGGTCATTTTCAAGACCTCAGCGTTGGTGTACGTAGCTGCATCGATAGCCTGAAGCTCAGTACGAAGCTGAGTCACAGTCTTACGACCATAGTTTCTTGTGGGGCGATACTCTTGCTGAGGAAGCGTATCCGCCACAACATCGAAATCTGCCATGGTTATGCTCCTTGTGGTTGTTCAGGAGCCATGTCGGGCACGGCTCCGTTGGGGGCCATGGTAGCTCCAGGCCCCATAATCGGTACTTCCATACTATCGCCTCCAAGAGGCGCTCCGCCCTGTTCCGTGCCGTCCCCCGGAATCATCTGCAAGAACTGTTGCAGCTGCTTCTGCTGCACAGCCTGCTCGTGCATTGCAACATGCTGCTCAAATTGATCCTTCAAAGCATCCGGCAACATTTCGTATTCTTGCGACATACGGAACTTGTTATGCGTCTCAACGTGAACCTCGTGAACATCAAAGTCATCAATAGGCACGACAGGGGGTGCGGGCATGTTTTCAATCTCGGCCATAATCGCAGGGTCTTGCATAGCCTCAGGAGGCAGGCCAGCAATAATTTCTTGCATCGTCTCCATACGCTTAGCCTCAATATCCATTTCGGTAAGCATCTTCATCTTGATGTTCTCGCGCTGAGCCTTACGCTCTGCAACGTTCATAGTGTCCATGATCTTCTGAACACCGCCAACCTCAAGCAGACGAGCGGCTGTCGGCTGGTCAATAATTCCGACAGCAAACATATCCATCACACGAGCTTCTTGAGCAGCCTTAGACTTAGCAAAACTAGAGCCAGGCTCAATACGAATATCCGTACCAGAAGCAATGTCAGAACCCTGCAACAACATTGTGTCGAACGCACCATCCGCACCAATCGTGCGAATCTTACGGGGCAGGTCAACATACTGCACAAACAACTCAATGGTTTGTGTAGCAATCTTTTCAATACCCGCCTCAATGCTTTGGAACTGCGGCGTCAGGTACTGGTTAGATGCTTCCTGCAGGTAGCTGATTGCGGTACCAGAAGTCACACCAGGAGGTGTATCACCACGCGACACCTCGCGCTCACCAGAAATGTCAATCCAGTCGTTCAGCACGCGGTCCTGCTGGTCCAAGTAATACTGGGGCAAAGGCGACAACGGCAACGGCTGAGGCGGAGCCATACCAGGCTTGTACTGGATAACCAGGCCAGGCTCGTTCGTCAGCTTAGATGGAACAATACTGCCCATTGGCGCAATCAGCTGAGGTTTAGCCATGCGGCGTCCAGCCTCAGCAATCTCCGAACGCAGACCGTTGTACTCTTTCTGCAACTGCGACAGGTCCACAATGGGGCTGTCAGCGTAGAACGTTGACGTGGGAATGTGCTCAAACTTTGTGAACGGGTACATGCCGTGGCCGTAAGGGAAACCGTCTTTGTAAGCGTTGATCAAAATGTCGTCGATGCTAATAATGACGCCACCTTGAGGCAACAATTTATGTGCGCCAGGCTTTACCCAAGTTTCATAAACGATAACGCTGTCGGGTGTGCGGGAGTGGCCCAGGTTGAGGTAAGCCTCGTCAATAATCTGGTTTGCGCTTGAGGTGCTGGGCTTCAGCTTAATGCCCTGCAGTTCGTCGGCAAAATAGTGATAAGCCCACTCGACAGGCTTAGTGTAAGCATTGATAATAAATGGCTGGTCTTCAATGTCTTGCTCACGAACGTCCGGCACAAAAAGATGGAACGGAGTTACGTGACCAAACTTGATGTCACCCATCTCACCCGACACGCGGTCTTTACAGTACGGGTCCCACGAAGTTTTTAGGAAACCGTTACCTGTAATGATCGTCCACCAAATAGCACGCGACATGTGCGTACGCAGCTTCTTAGCTTCGCTAATAGAAGTCCACGCCTGCTCAGCAGCAAAAGCTGCCCTCTGGTCGTCGTCTTCGCTAGACGCCGGAATAGCCTGAGCTGTCGGGAAAGACGACAGCATCTTAGACATTTCCCAACGCACATAAGAGCGGATACGGTTAATAGTTTTACGCTGGTGGTAATAAGGCTTACGAGGCGTAAACAGTTTGTCCCTGTAATCCTCAGGGAACGTGCCACGAGTTTGCTCTAACCATTGGTGCCCATAAAACATAGACATGTTGTTAAACCACTGCAACTGCTTCTGGGTGCGAGCCGTCTTAGCTTTCTGCCATTCTGACTGCACCCAGGCAACAAGTTGCTGTGCTTCTTTAGTTTTACGGAACTTCTCAATATCGAGTCCGTCCTCGGGGAGCTTAATTACCGTAGAACTCTGGGTCAACTCCAGTGAGTTCGACGAATAGTTGTCGGGCATCTTGGCCATTTATGTCTTCTCCAGCAGCGAGGTTCGGATTTCTTTCAGATATTCTATCGACTTCTGCCTCGTCTGAGGGGTCGTAGTCCTGATAACTACTATAGTCGATAGGTTGACTCATCGCTTGAACTTGCTGGTACGCGAGAGGATCGCTTGAAGCGACTAACGCCTGCGCCTTTTCGTTCAGCTCCGTCAGAGTCTTTATTGATTTGTATTGCGTCTCCAATTGGTCCTTCATCAATTGTGCCTGCTTCTCCAACAATTTGTCCACTGCTTTCTGGTGCAACAGATACTGCAGCACCAGCAGTGAGAGCAGAATTACTGATAACACGCTCAACAAAATTATTGACAACATCGTTTTGTAGCTCCTTAACAGCTGCGTTGTAGCCTTCTTCGTACCATTGCTTCTTTTTCAGCCCAGCGGTCTTAGGCTCTCCTTCTTCAAACAAACCAGCTAGTTGAGCCATTTCACGGATAACATCTACCGACAGGTAAATCCGTCCACGGTCAATCACTGTTTTGCTGAGGTCTACACCCGTATCAATAAACGGGCCCTTACTTGTTTTAGTAATCCAACACACGCCAGGGTCAAGCGCTGGCGCATCTACAAGAAAAAACCTACTCATCAGTAATATCCTCCGTAATCATTTATGACGACGTTGCCGTCCTGTGCAGATGCTCTATCTTCTGCGAACTCGACAGTAGGGTCTTCTCGCATCTTCAAAAGCAACTCTTCATATCTTAGCGTAACAGGTGGTGCGTTTGCATCCGTTTGCTCAGGAATAGGTTTCAAATCGGGGCGTGTCGTAGCAAAATAGCGGGCAGAGTCAAAAGCGTGGTCGTCCTTTTTATGCACAACTTCCTGCTTATTCATCTCATACGCCATCTTGTCCGAACTATAAGTAGCCCACCGCAACTTTTTCAACTCACGAATCAAATTCGGACAATTACGTGAAATTACCCACGTAGGTCGATCAGCACCCCAACGAGTACGAGGCCGCCTACGAAAATACCCCTGCATCTTCTCAATACCCACCATGACATCGTGCGGGATACCCTCAACGTTTACGTACACGCCGTTCAACGCATATTCCTGAATAATGCTGGTACCCGTAATACCAGACCGTTGACGCATCGCAGGGTCGCCCATACGCTCCACATTCTCCGGATTACGCCCCCAAGACATTTCCCGCTGCTTCACAACCTTCGCGTGCTCCGACACAATCATGTTTGACTGATAATGCTCAGCAAACGTCACAATCTCACCTGTCGGAGCCACCGCGTGCCACAACCATGCTGTCGGGTTATTCAAGCCATGATCGACAGAAGCATAAATAACCCAATCTTTAGGCACATCACCAGGCCCAAAATCTATAAGATACTGTTCCATATTTTGATTAAAGTCAGGAAACACAAGCCCGCTACGAGCAACAAACTCACCCTTCTCACGAATATCACGTTCCTCCTTATTCATACCCAGCATGTAAAAATCCATGTCATCCGACTCAGCTTGAATGTACGGATTCTGCTCAGCCGACAGGGTGAACGTGTCGATCCACTCCACGTTGCCTTCCTTCGCAGGCTCCCACAACAAATCAAACGTCCAACCCATGCCCTTAGTTGGTGTCGCCGCAATAACCCAAAAACCGTTGTAGTCAATCAAACGCATCATCGACTCATTAAAAATATGCTGAGGCGGCTCCTCATCAAAGAAAATACCGTGACGAGGCACACCACCCAGCTTCATCATGTCCATACCCCACGTCACAAAATCAATCGTGGAACCGTTCTCAAAAGTCAAAATATAGTTTGTGCTATCCCAGCTTTTATCCCAACTACCGTCCTTCAAATACGATTTAGGAATCCACCGTTTCATTTTGGGCAGAATAATTTGCTCAATACCTTT